ATAGGGAAAGTATTAGTACATAATAGAAACTTAGCTATGTCTTTCATAATAGATATGTCTGTTATGTCATGAAGCACTAAAGCATTAGCTTCAATGTTATTACTTCCACCTTCATTCTTAGCTATAACAGGAACGTATGCATTATTCATACTAGTTATACTAGTAGCTTGTAACGTTATATATGTTTTATTCTTGTTAGTAGTATATAGTTTAGTACCAGTAGGGATGTTTATCTTAGTAGGATTCCTTGCGTCATCTATGAAACCCTGAGCAGCAAGTCTATCTCTTACGTTAGCATGTGTGTTGTCAGGATATAATGCAGTAATTAATTGGCTAGGAGTCTTGTTAACACCTCTATCAATGTAGAAATATACATTAGATGTGCTCTCATCTATAGCTATAACTGAATCATCTCTGGATACACCTTGCATATAACCTAAGTTATCTAACTCTTTACCGTAGTTTCTAGTAGGGTCTATAGCTTTATGTAAGTATTCGATCTCACTATATAGTGTATCACTCTCTGATGCTACTATATCTAACATTGAATTAGCTATACTAGTTGGTCCAAATTCAGTAATAGGTGTATAGTTTCTTAGTCTAAGTTTACCATCACTTTTTATCTCTGAATATGATCTTTTAATTGGCATAATTTAACCTCTTATTGAAACCGCAATCTATCTTTATAAATATTTGGCGTAGATATATCTTCAACGCTATTAATTTTAATAGCATCACTAGATATAAGTTTGTCAGTCTTGTCATCAAACTGAGTATATAATAATCCGTTTATGAAATCTAAAGAGAATGGCATATTACCAATAATAGATCCGTCTAAAAATAGTGTTATATATATTTTAATACTGTCAGTATTAATGGGTACAACTTTAACTTCTATAATTGCAGGTACTATGTTAGGCTGAATTTGTGATTCTAAGAACTGTTTGATTAACCCACCTGTCTGTCTAGTATTAGGTTCACCTGTAAATTTATTAGGGCTAGCTCCAATACTCTTATCACGCTTCCAATCATTCATATTAGTTATCATCAACTTAAAGACTTTACGTTTAATCATGTCAGCACCAGAGGTAACCATTAGATCACCGTTCTCAAAGTCAAGGTCAGTATCATAAGATAGTAATATGTCACGATTTTGATTTAGTAAATCCATAATTTATTCCTAAGCTAAGGCTGAAACTGCGCTCACTGCTCTACCAGCAACGATTCCAGTTTGTACCATTCTATTTACATTATTCCCAAGTGCCATTATGAAGTCAATATTTGGATAGTTTGGTATAACCATTGGAGTCATTAATGTAGCAGGAATAGGTAATCGGGTTAATGGGTTATCTGCCATTACACCACCTGATGTTATTTGATGAGATTCAGTTTTTGGACCTAATAATGATATACCATCTGGGCCCAATAATATAGTACCACCTTCAGTCTTCAAGACAATACTATTATCAGTAACAAAGATACCAATATTCTGATAATCTTTGTCAGTTTTAAACTGATCTTCAGTAGTAGTATAGTTCTTATTTAACGCTGGTGATATAGAATGTCTGATCTCATTTCTATCTGATGCGAGATTAGATTCTAAATTAAAATTACCCATGTGACTAACACCTTGTTTAGTAGTATTATTTTTAGCATTTGTATTAATTAATATAGCATAGCCATCATTAATCCTAGGTAGTAAACTACTACCATTTGAATAGCCTGGTGGCATTTGTAATCTCACTTCATCAGTTGGCAATATAGCATTACCAACTTTTTCTAATGTATCATCGTGTGTGAATAATAGCACATGATGCATTCCTGGATTAGGATACTCTCCTGTATTAAGTAATGGAAAATCATAATACCTATAATTTTCGTTAGCTTCAATCTTTACTCTAATTATCTGTTGAGTATTATTGTAGTAGTTAACGTCATCTAATTTAGCTACCGTCATTGCTATGTTTTTACCCGTGTTATCTAGTGCCATGTTATTTGCCTCCGTTGAATCCATTTCTTATGTTATGTTCAATCATATTACTCATTGTATATCTCATTCTGTTTTTCTTACCCCATACGTTAGCCGCATAGAATCCTTTAAGTACATTAGATATGAATGGTGTTTCTCTAGTAGTAAAGAATGTAGTTTTTAAATCCATGTTCTCAAGGTTACCACGAGATGCGATCCAAGCTGATTCATAGTCAGCTGCTCCTGCCATTCTACGCATGATACTACCATCCATTGCTTGATGATTTATGATACTTGTAATGTTAGTATAATCAACTCCACCAAAACCACCCATAAATGGAGCGCCATGATATGTTAATGCTGAGAAGTTAATACAATCTCTACCAAATAGATTACCAAAGTGATCATATAAAAAGTTATTTTGAGCAACGTTAGCACCATATGTAGCACCATATAAGTTTGATACCATTGGTACTGCAGATCCAACTGCACCTAATCCCATTATGATAGGTAGTATTAGTCCACCAGTTCCTATAACTCCTGCTACTCCTATAGCTGCTCCTAGAGCTGCAAAGGACGCATTCCATCTACGTGCTGATTTATATAGACCTTTGTACTCTTCACCAATTTTAACAATTCTTTTCATAGTAGCTATCTCTGCCATTCTAATTGGATTACGATCATACGTAATCATAGATGGAGTTATAGTTGTTATGAATCCTTGCTGTGGATTAAATGAATGTATCACTTCTTCTACTTCAATAGTTCCAACCATGTTATTCATCTGGTCATCTAAATGGATGATATCAAATGGTTCAATATATGGATATCCTACTAATTGTAGTGTGCCTCTGTACATTTGTTCTACTTCACGTTGAAGTAAACCTAAGCCTACTTTATAAAACGCTGGTAGTTTATTCCAAACTGGCTTAAGTGATGTATCAAAGTGTCTAGAGTTATACTCTTGATTCTTAGCATCATCATTTGCTTCATTGTATTTTGACGTTCCATTGTAATCAGTAACTAATCCACTAAGATTTACTGCGATATCAAAGTAGTTTGGGTCAATGTTCTTTTGGAATGTTTCTAATATTCTAGTATCACCATCTCTAGTATCACCAAATGCTTTTATAGTAAATGGATATACAGCACCGTTAGCAGCAGAGGAATCATATACTGGTTCTTCTGAGTAATAAACTGTCACTGCATTATTAAATGATTGAGATACCATTATATTATTAGATATGATGTCTGAGTTATCTGACACTAAATGATGGTTTTGTATTTTAGTGTACTGCATATCCCTAGCTAGATTCTGTTCCGTATTATCTGTTAGCACTGGTTTAATATCCAGATAGTCTTCAATAGATAGCTCTTCAGTTATGAAATCTAAATCAAATGACATTTTACCATCTTTCTTCATAGCCATTAACATAATACTATGTAAGAAATTTATAAATAGGTCGTCACCATATGTATATTTTAACGCTGACTGTAGCTTGTAGCTTGTTTTAGATACTATTAAGTCACTTTTAAATGCGGATGATTTACTAGTATATATTGTTAACAGCTTATTTAATCCAGTAATTGCATCAGGTGAATGGAATAAGTCTTTAAATGTTTCACCAACTATACCCTGTATGAATGCTGTAACGCTATCAAACTTTTCACCTTCAACTACTAACATATACTTTTTAATAAGCAATAGTGACATATACTTATTAGTAATATGTTGCGTTAGCTTCTTAGTCTCCGCTGTGTGCTTCACAATATAACCAATCAGATTGGCAACTTTATGATCTCCATAGATTGGATTCTCTTTAGCAAAACGAGCAAAACCATCAGCTATCAGATCCTTAGTTATATTTCCAGTATTGTTAGCTATAATATGTTTACTTAACCCAGTAACTAGTAATGTTAAATATGGAACCATATCGGTATTCCAATTATCTATAGCTTCTTTAATTTGTTTGTAATGCATAGAAGAGAACCCATATGAATCAGTGTGCTTATAATATCCAGCTTTATCACCAACTATAACTGTCTCTCTTAGCTCATCCATACTAGCAAGTCTATCATTATTGTATAGCTTAACCATAGGAAATGTATTTCTATGATGTAGTGCTAGCTCACCTAACGCTTGCCATACTGTCTGTTGATATACGCGCCAGTCAAATGTTATTTTATCCCATACTGAGTCTACTAATCTAAGAGGTAGATATATGTTTTCATCTCTTGGGTTATCGAATGCTAGTAATCCAGCATTTAACTTAGTAGTTATATTTGATATTAGAAACTTACTGAATGTATTCTCTCTAACCTTACCAATATTCTTACCACTAAACGTAGTACTTAAAACATTAGTAGGGTCCATCTTACCAAGTCCATCAGCTGAAATCATCTTATCTAAGATATTTATAGCAACATCACCATGTTCATTTCTAGATGATAAGAAACCAAAGTTTAACTTTTCAATGTAATGGTTCAATTGAGCTCCATAACTCTGAGCAACTATCTCTGTAACTGGACCTGGTTTCATATCAGTAATCTTACCAACGAACACAACAGGTAGATCTTTATCATTAGCGCTATAACCTTGTTTGATAATCATCTTAGTTCCAGGCTTAATGTCTAGTGTACCTAAGAACAGGTCATCTATCTGATCGATTCTATCTTTAAAATCTAAAGCTTCAGCCATAATACTTATCTTATCAGTTAAGTTATTAAACATGTTACCTAATCTTAACACAGCTGTTCTACCCGCTGCGTATTTATTCATAACAATGTCAACAGCTTGTATAGCATCATATGAATAGTAATCATCTAGATTACGTACTAGCTTTCCATCTTCTTCAACAAAGTATATTTTTTGAGTAGGGAATAACTTAGCTGTACTTTTAGTTAGTTGTGACTTAGAGAACTTTCTAAAATCATTTAACATTTCTACGTCAGTTAACGCTTGCTCCGCTGATCTCCAGTTATACCATTTTAACAATTCTAGTTCAGGTATATCAGTGAAGTTATTAAGATTGATATTCATCTTACCATTAGCAACAGCGTCTTTGATACCACTATCTAGTACATATAGTTGATGTAGTAGAGTATATATCTGAGTTTCTATTTGTGTGATAGAGCCTCGTTTGCCATCAGGGATATATAGTAATGATTGTTTCTCAGTACTTTCTACCTGTCCTTGATCTAGTAGTATTTCATTAGCTGATTTAAACTGTGAGAAATATAAGTCTATGTATCGTTTATATTTATTAACTGATGTTTTACTAACACCCTGAAGTGTTAAAATACTCTTATCTTGATCCTTATCCTTATCTTTAGATGTTTTATATGAACTATATTGCTCATCATTAATAGCTGCATTGATTGATATTTGTATCTCTCTTAATGATAGTAGTCTAGTTATACGCGCTACGTGTAACATGTTGAATTTTAATCCATCAACATCAAGAGCGTCAGTAGCCGTAGTATCATTGCCATTATCTACAATACCAGTACCAGAATACTTACTTACTATTTGTAGATACACATTAGCTAAGTCAACAATTATTCCATCTACATCACTAGTAGTAGATAGATTAGGTGTTGCGACATTAGCGTCAGTACCATTAGAGTTCTTCATAAACTTAAGATCTGATATTATCTTTCCGTATAGCTCAGTGTCATCTTTGAATAATAATTCTTTATTAGTTTCTAATTTGATAACTACTTTTTTGAAATCTTGGAATATTATATTAGCTTGAATTTCAGAAGATGTTATTTTGTTTTGTAATTCATCTTTAATAAATTCTTCTTTTTTTAATTCACCTAGATCCTTATTATATAAATAGAAGTCAGGTGCGAAATTAAATGTTTGCTTTGATAGCTTTGGGTCATCATTTAAAACTGCAATATCTACATTTTTAACATCGAAATCTTTATAACAATTAACTCCAAATGAATTGTAATTATCTCTAACTGCTTCATATACTTCATCACCAAATAGTTGTTTTAAGATATAAGGGTCTTTTAATATTATTCTAGATAGTTGAGATAGATATGATCCTCTAATACCTTCTAGTAATTTAGTAATAGTTTGCTTATTATTTTTAATGGTACTATTTATAGCATTGAGTCCACTAACAAGTGCGTTAGATGTAGCAGCTTCAGCAGTATTGTATACTTTAGCAGCGACATTTGCCGCAGCAAACCCAATCATAACAGCAGCGATTGGTAACGCTAGTCCACCAGTAACAAGAGTAAGACCAGCGGCAGCACCCATAAGAACGTAACCGCCACCCATAACAAGTCCTACAGTTCCACCTTGGACACCGTATGTAATTACATCTTTCCATTTAGTTATAGGAAGATTACGTAGTAGAGTTGGTTCAGGTACACCTTGGAATAATATGTTAGCTTGAAGTTCATATAGTGAATCTATTCTAGCTATAACATTTTTATATATAGTTTTAAATCGTTCATTATTATCACCAGCTAAAGCCTCACGTAGTTTACTAGAATCTGATTTGTTTTCTACTCTAAGAAATAGCTTAGACATAACATCGTTAGATTTATACTCTTTAATTATGTTATCAATTAAAGTCTTAGATGATGCTCTATTAGCTGTATTGAAATTTTCAGTATCACTATTTAACGTCTTAGCTATATTCATTAAGAATGTTTTATAATATTCTGCAAAGTTAAGACCTATTATTATATCGTTAAGCTGAGACTTATCAGATGGCGCCATGTTAGAAGACAACGGTCCAATGGATGAGATCAGATCATTATCAGCTACGTCTTGTATAGCAGTATTAGATAAGTCTATTCCAGGAAGCATTTTTTGTAACGTCTTAGCTAACTCTTCATTAGTTTGAGCTTTTATTAGTTCAGCTTTGATAGCTTCTTTATTTGGTATATAATCATACACTGTAACTTGTTTGTTTTCATTCATATCACTACGAACTAATAGATTAGTTATATCATCTTCGAATGTATAATTATTATCTACTGAGTTTATAGATTGATACTCTTGTAGTGTGAAGTTATCTTGTGTGAAGTTAACAGATATAGACCAGGCGTCTGGCTTACCAGTTATAGTTTGCACATTAGAGTTATTATATACTAGATTCCTTAACCCAAATACACTTAAGATATGTCCATCAGCTAGAGGCACAGGGTTAGTAGCACTAGAGTGTTCAGACTGAACCTTTAAGTTCTTATCGTATGCGTGAATTAACTCAGGCATGTTCATTAGTATAATCTTAGTAGTTCGTTGTAGTCTATCATTTAATAATGATAGCTTCTCTTTTAAACCATATTCTCTACCATTCTGTAATGAAGTTATACTCATAGATAAGTTGATATCATCTGATCCAATATGTTGATAGAATGGATATTTGAAACCTAGTAATTGCATAGGTACAAATTTATTTGAAAACGTTATACCCCAGCCATCCACTACATCATTCTTATTATCTATATCAACAACGTCAGTAGACATACCTTGAATGTTTTTAGTTAGTAATGTATTGAGATCTATTTCATCTCCACCACTTGAGATAACATCATATATGTTCTGCCAGAATAGTACAAACTTATCGTAGTCAGTATCACTCTCACCTTCATCAGTATGTGTTTTTAATATTTCAGCTGCTGCAAACATCTTTTCAATGATAGCATCTAGATAGCTGTCAGCTGTGATAGTCTGACCATCTTTATCAGTGATGCTAATCTTATCTGTGAATTCTATATTGTCCTGTCTATTGATAGTTAAAACTTCATCCTTCTTTAATAATTTACTACCAATATTGTAAAGAGATTCAGCGTCTTCTATAGAGATACCTTGAATGTTAACTTTAGCTTTCACTATCTTGATACACAGTTCAGTTAAACTTTTAACTTGTGGCACTCCTGGATTATTTATTTGTAATCCTAAGCCTTGGAAATATTCAGATAAGAAGCTATCTAATGAGTTGAACTGCGCAAGAGTTGAATCAAAGAAATCTTGTTGTGTTATAATAGTTGTTTGTAGGTTCTCTTTAAACTCATCAACTGATTGTAATGCAGTGCGAGCTGTTCCTACAATTCTAGACAGATCTAATCTCGCATCCATTTTTCTTTTATTCATAGCTTTAGTATAATCTCTAACGTTTTCATCAACGTAACTATACTCTAACTTGAATGGACGTTGGTTAGCATCAGCTATATATGCTGTGATATAACTCGTATCCTTCATAGGTCTAAATGGATTCAATGATATGGTGTCATTATTTGTTTTTCTTATTATGTTACCAAGTTCATCTGTAACACTATTTCTATATTTTAATAGCCCTTGATAGTAAGCGCGGAATGGTTCACTATAACTAAAGTCACTAGTTATATTAAAACCTATATCATTATCTTTACCAAGTCCAATTCTACTAATATCATTACCAAAGTATGCACTCTTATCTCGTAGACGTGCTTCACTCTGATTAGCTATAGAATCAAAATCATCAGTTATGTAACTATATTTAAGTTGTTTATATCTAACGTCATCAAATGTTTTTAATGCTTTAAATGCTACACCTACTGCTTCCTTCTGGAATGGTAGTAGTGTTAGGCTAGCTTGAACTGTGTTTGGAAACCCTTTCACACTTTGGATATTAATAGATGATAGCGCAACTGATACAAAGTCTTCATCATCTTTAAGTTCGTGGAAGAAATTAGATATGTCTTTGTTTTTAATGTTAACAAATGGCGCGCGTTTAAACATGGCATACAATGGTAGTAGCTCATTATTAATAGAATTAGTATTAGGAAAGATTAAACTAATGTTCACTTCCTTTGCTTCTTGCATAGTAGGGATCTTAGGATTACCTCGTGTACGAATTGTAGGGAAGTATTGATATCCATTCTGTGTACTGAATGATATTTGAGTTGGGCTAACTATGAATTTGATATCTCCAATTTGTAAAAACCCTTTAGTTGAAGACACAGCACTTGGTCTAATCTCAGCATTTAACTTTGAACTACTTACGTATTCTAAGAATTGACCCACTTCAGTATTGAGTTTGTTAAGTGCTCCTTCTGGTAATGTCTTCTTTAAACTATATAGCTTAGTGTACTTAATATTCTTTTTACTAGAACCTAAATGTATTTTAGGATATGTTATCAGTTGATTATTACCCGCATCCATAACCATTGTAATATATGTAACAGAGTCCTTATCTAAGTGTGATGAACCAAACGCTTTAACTTCTAATATATCACCAGGAGATAATCCTTTATCTTTAGAGTCAACTAAACTATGAACATCAGGATCTATAATAGCATTATTAAAATTAGATGCGTTTAAACCTAAATCAGAATAGATGCTAGAAATACTATCAACCATTAAACTATGAAAATCTATAGTGTCTATAGATGGTGTACCTGGCAGGAATGATATTGCTTTTGGACTAGTAACTAAACCTGTCCACATACCATACTCTAATGATGATGTACTCATATCTTCTGCTAACTCACTTGTTTTAGCATACAAATATCGTACTAGTTGCGCGAGATTATATACATTTTTAATATTAGTTGCCATGTTTACTCCGAATTATATTCTGTAATTTAATGGATTAGATGATATGGGATTGTCCATATCAATTACATTAGATTGTGTGGGTTTACCATTTACCTCTGAAAGGATCTGTTCTATTTGTGATATGATAGAAGAAACGTCAACTCCGTCTTCTACATCGATAGTAATATTTGTTTCAATTATACTCATCTTTTACCTCTGCTATAGTATAGCCTTAAAGACCTCTACTGTATTCGCTAGAACCAAATGGTCCAATGTAACCCATTCTATTAATTCTAGTAACATCAGCTCTAGACTTAAATTGTTTAGCCTGATGTCCAAATACTGTATTTTGTGTTTGACTTTGTATCATTTGATGCATAATATTTCCTTCAAGTTCCTTCTTGTTTGTATCTAGATCATTCATGTATGCGAACGCTTCCTTAGAGAACGACGCATTAACCTGGTCTAGAGCTACACCTCTACCTAATTCTAATTCACTATTGATAGCATGATTCTTACCAGCAAGTGAATCCACTCCTGTTCCAACCATTGGACTAAACATATTAGCTCCAATTAATGCCATACCAGCAAAGGCTGCAAACTTACCACCACGTTGCATGATCTTATTAGATGCTAAATCAGCAAACTTTCTATTAGAATACTTCTTAGTCGCTGTATCTATGAATGCATCACTCTGTCTTAATAAGTTTAAGTCTAGACTACCTTCTGCTCTAGCAGACATTACATTAATAGATGTCTTCATCATCTCATTACCACGTTGTGATATTGATGTTTCTAACGCAGTAGATACTTTATCATTATATGCTTTGTATTCAGCAGCACCAAAGATAGATGCTCTATCTCTTCCTAGTTGTATGTCAGCTTCTACCTTTCTATAACGATCAAATATCTTACCATGTTCACCATCGTTCTTTAGTCTATCAATCAAGCGAGTACCATCAAGATAGCTTTCCCACATACTATCCATTTCTTGTTTTTTATCTCCTTTATAGAACTCTAAGAAATGATTTTTTGCGTTCTTTTGTAGGTCCATATCTTCAGTCATAGGATTAGACATAAACAATGCTACGTCTGATATCTTTTTAACTTCATCGAAGTCCGCATGCTTACCCATCTTAATAGATAGCTGCGTCATCTCACCAAACGCTGATTCAATTGTACCAAACATTGCATCTAGTGAGTTGCTACCTGTTATACTTTTTAATAAGGTTACGTCACGAGCACGTTCTCTCATAGTATTTGTAACAAGACCAATAGTATTAGATGACCATACACCTACAGCAGATGTTTGGATATGGTTTTCAACAGCTTGATTAACTGACTTATTCATATCTAAATGAGTAAACTTATTATTAGATATGTTCTTTAAGTTCGTAGCTATTGTACTATTTTCAAATCTTTCATAGTATGCCTCAGCGGTCATCTCAATTCCTTTAGAGCCTTTACCATCTAAGCGCATTTCAGCTACAGTATATTTAGTAACACCATTACCATCCTGAGTTATACCTGTAACTAAACCCTTATCATTATATTGATTAATAATAGTTTGTACGTCAGCATTAGCAAACATATGTTTCTGAGCCATAGCTCCTTCTACTCTTGACATCTCTAAATGTTCGTAAGTATTATATCCACCAATGATTAAGTTAGTCATATCACCATCTGTATCAGCTTTTTGTAACGCACCAACAACAGAGTTCATATATATTCTATGCTTATCTATACCAGCCATGTCCATGAATTCATCTTGTAGTCCAAGTATATTCATTTGTAATAAACCTAACTGTGCTGATGGCTCAATAGGGAAACGAGTTGCTCCACCTGGGATAGTTGCTAATCCATTTTTAATATCGTTAGCTTCTAATCTTAAGCGTTTACTGCCACTCTTTAACATATCGTTAAATACAATACTACTACCATCTCCCATACCCATTTTTAAATTACTACCAAATACATTCTGAGCAGATACAAACGTAGTAGCATCACCAGCATTAGCGATCATACCTAAATGCTTTTTAAATGATTGTTGCTTATCAACTGACATACCTTTAAATATAGATTCTACTCTTTCATTTTGAGCACCACCATTAATAACATCTAAGTACGATTTAGCTTTCAATGTAATATTATCAGTTACATCATAGTGAGCTCGTACACCTTGTAGTGTACTAGTTTGAGTTCCTAGATTCCATAGTGAATCTTTATCAAGTGATATAGCATTACTCATCATCTTAGACCAGTTCATGAAAGTATCATTAGCGTGCTTAGCTATCATGTCTGGAGATGCAGATGCTTGATTTCTAAGAACCATATAACTATCAAATAGTTCTGATTGTAACTTAGCACTTTCACTAAGACCAGTAAACCCTTCACCTAATGGTGTATCCATTCTAGATGCTACGTTATTAATTTCATTATGTAGAGGCATAGGTAGACCATTCATGTGTAATAAGTCACGTCCATCTGAAGTCGTTTCTATACGCATTAACATATTCTTAGGGTCGTAATTCTTATCTGACTGAGCTCTCTCTGTTAACTGTTTAACATAATTAATAGTAGCTTGAATATCAAGTGGGTTCTTACCCATCTGTGCTCTGTTATGAGTGCTCTCAGCGAAGGCCATTAAGTCGATAGTGAATTGTTGATGTAATGGTAATATACCCATAGCGTCTTCTCCACCTAATTTCAACATTGAATCTACTGCGCTGTTTGATACGAACTTAGGCTTATCATATTGATCTTGTAATAGTTTCTCACGTTCACTCTTAAATGTCATTAGCTGAGCATCACGTTGATTGGCATCTTTTAAATGTCCATTTGCTAACATCGCATCTAATCGCTTTTGCTCAGACATTAAATCACTATCTTTACCATTTGCTAATCCACCTATTTTATTAATGATAGCTTGTCTAGTATCTTTTTTAGATACTATGTTTTCAATATCAGATACAGATAGACCATACTTACTATTTAATTCAGATAGATTGTTATTTTGCATACCATCTAATAATGTGTTTATAGAATTAGCTATGTCTGCTGCTTGCGCATTAGTCTTAACTGTTTGACTATTCATCATCATCTTCTTATTAGTCATAGATGTAAATTTTGAAGATAGTAAGTTATCAAAGTAACCATGTCTTAAATATATGTCCGCATTTATTTTAAACGTATCTTTACCCTGACCACCAATAGGTGCGTCGTTAACTCCATAGATTCCAAACGTTGTCTTAAATGTACCATCACGCTCAGTAGATCTTGCGTCCACTACAGCTTCAAAGAATTTACCAATCTTCATTTGATTAATAACATTAGATACTGTTGCATTGTTCTCAGAAAATAAACCAGTTAGTCCACTATTTTTATATTTTACAAACTTCTCATTACTTTCTAATTCGTGAGCTACTTGTGATAGTGGGTCTAATATAGCATCAAACTTAGTACTGTCATTAGCCATTAACTTTTTCATCTCCTGGATTTGTCCTTCGGGAGTACCTTTGACTCCAAATGAATGTCCAGCTATTACTTTATTTAATTTCTCTCTACCCACTAATATATCATTACCATGAGATCCAAACAATCCATAGTACTCCATCATCTGTTGATGTGTCCAGGTTAAGTCATGACCTACAGTAGAATAGATATCCATAATAGAAGTAAACGATATGTTGTGCGCTCCTGTCATAATCTTTTCAGACGACATGTTAGCTAGCTTATCATCAAACTTTAACTGATGGAATCCATCATTCTCTACAATAGACGCTCCACCTAATTCCTTCATAAGACCAGCAACTTGCTTCATAGCCTTCCTAGCTTCTGACTTCTCACGAGCAGTAGACGTACTACTATCTAATACTTCATTAGCTTGATACATGATCTTCTTAATAGCAATATCTTTTACTGTACCAATATAACCTTTATCTAATGCGTCTAACGCTGTGAACATTTCTGGTAAGGCAGTAGACTTATAACCTAATGCGCTTAATCCATTCTTCATTACGGCTTCATTAACATCAATTATATTAGCTACACTTTTACCCTGCATAGTATTAACTACACCATTTGAAATACCAGCTGCCTCTTGTATTTGTAATAACATATTAGATACCTTGTTAGTTGTAGGATCTACATCTAACTTAATACCAATAACGTTAGCACTGATTGAGCTCTGACTGATGTCTACATCATTAGGTCCCAATAACATTCTTTGGTGTGCTGGGTTGTCAGGATCAATTTGTAAGTTACCTGGAGTCTTAGCTACTTCTTCTGCAAATGCATCTTGTATGAAATTCATAACAGCATCTGAGTTAGAACCCATTAATGAGCCACCAGCTGCTTGTTGTTCTTTAGCAGCGTTAAGTGCTTTGTTATATATATTCCATACATCAGTATGTAAGCCAGGAGTATTAAAGTTCATACTAGCTATATCCATCTTAATAGATTTGTTAGTTGTGAACATACCAGCTAAGTCATCGTGTACACTTCTTAAGATTCCAGCTGCACCTTCTTGATTACCATAGCTACCAACGGTATACGCAGTTTTGAATACAAGCTTATTAGCAAATATATTCTTATCCATATCAGCAGTTCTGTATGCTTGGTTACTCATTTGCTCAGCAATGTTACTAGTTATAGCTGTTCTATATCTATGCTTAGGTGATTGGTTCTTCTTTCTGATATAACCATGTCTATCATATTGGTGAAGCTGTTTAGCCCATGGGTTTAGAGACCAGAAAGGATTTATATTACCAGGGTTAATTAATGAACCTGTTCCTTTTAATGCTTGAGTATTAGATAGACCAGATATAGTAGAACGTACGCCGTCAATAGTTAGCAGACCAGACATTTGATATGCGTCACTCGCAGTCTTGTCATACATATTACCTTGTATTCCATCTATAAAATTATTAACTATGTTCATTTGCTCATTAGTAGAAGAGCTAGCGTCTTCACCATTCTTAAGCATAGCGCGATAACCAATATATGTAAGCAATGTATCAGCCGCAGCAGAGGTATGCAATTGAACTTCACCTTTTCCAATAGCACCTTCTAGCATTCCCATGATAGTTTGGTCTGCTTTAGAAGATGAGATTAGTTTAAACTTAGGAGTAGATAGTAATCTAATAGACTCTTTAGTGTTGTTAACTAAATCGAATTTGTATTTATCTTTATGTAGTTCTGGAAAAGCATTCAGAACATGTTGTGTAGCAATCCTACTAAGCTTATTACCAGTCTTATCAAACTTACCAATGTTAAGTACTCTACTTACATCAGTTAAGTCAATAATATTAACAGACTTTTTCAAATCATTAAAGTTACCTGTAAGAGTTTCAAGTAAAGGCATATCAAACTGAGTACCATTAGCAAATAGTAAGTTAACCTTACCATTCTTCTCATTATCTTTAATAGCTTTACGTATAATAGATATAACTTCATTACCAAACTCAGCAGATGACTTGATCTCTCCAGTAGGAGATGATGCTGATTTATCTTTTACTACATTCATGAACGCTTCTACTGCGTCAGCTAAGTCATTTGATTTAACACCTAATGATGATCTTTGGAATTCAGCAAAGTCTCTCAGACCAGCAGATCCATACCCAGCATTTAATGCTTCATTTATCAGAGCTTTATCAATGTATCCATTATTACCTATGAATCTATCTAGGCGTTGTTCTTTAAATATATGAGTAGATGAAATCTCAGTCATAGAACTTACTTTACCACTACTATCAGCTACCTGGATTGATGCAGACCATAAGCCTGTTGTTGTTCTCATTGCTAATGCGCCAGGAGAAGTTTTACCGTGTACGTTCAATGCTTCTAAGTCAATAGTAATAGTTGTACCATTAACGTCCTTAGCTCTGCTCATATTTAATAAACTATCTACACCAGCTTTATAAGATGCCATAGCTGTGTTTTGACTAGGTCTATTTAAAACTCTAAACTCCTGGTCTATTGCCATTCTCGCACCATGCATTTTGTATAAATCTCTACCTTCACCTTCTAGTAATGATAGGGTGTCTTCTATGCCATAAGCTCCTATATTCAATTTAGTTTGAAGTTGTTGCCAGTTTGATATGTCTCCACCTACTAAATCTACTTCAGCTAAGTTAGTTTTAAGTGTATTATTTAAATCATGGATATGTCTTAGAGTTGTATTAATAGTTTTAGTTTGATTAGCTACACCATACTCTTTCTGTACAAGTATTAAATCAGCTAGCTGTCTCTTCTGTGTACCTTTAAGTTTAGGAACTGACCCCGTATTATCTACTATAGGTATTAGTCTCACTAGGTCATTACTAGAATTAGTACTGAAATCTCTTGTAATTCTTACTTCAAAATAATTAGCTCCACCTATATTTTTATAATTAATAGATGTGTTTTTAATTCTACCAGCTGAGTTAGCTTGCATATCTCTTAACAGTCCTGCTGTCTTTTTTAATTCTATATCATAACGTCTGAAAAAAGGATTATTAATAATCTCGTCTGAGAACATATTATTAGATACGTTACGTTTATTAACTACAGTCCTAGAGTTATCAGTAGCATATTTCACAGTGTATAATTCAAGAGATTGGTTCTTCATCGTAACAGTATTGTTAGTAGCATCAACCATCATGTCACCAACTGAGCCATGAGAATTAGGAACCAATACATCATGCGCACTTAATGGCATCTGTGGATTAGCTTTAATAATGTTCTGCCTTACAGTTTCTCTCATCTTCTTGATTTTTTCATAGTACAAATCAGCATACTTCTTATTACTCTTTATCATTCTATTGTGATTAGCTTGGATTAACTCCACGTCTGCTGTGTCTAAGTTATCAACACTAACATCAAACAGATCCATACTTATGTTATCACCACTAGTTCTCATAGAACTAGCATATTGTTTCAATGCGTCAACTTGAACAGCCTTTAAAATAACTTTTTCACTCTTATATCTAGTACCACTGATAGCTTTACCATTAATATAAAACGATGATGTATTAGTTCCATTCAATGATTCTAACTGAGTATATAAATTTTCACCTTTTTTAGCATCCCAGATAGCTTTACTTATTTGATCTTCAGCACCTTTGATTCTATTACTTACAGAAGCAGAAGCATCGTCCATCTCATAATGGCTTTTAAATATAGAAGCCATCTCCTCACCTGATTTAATCTCACCAGGTTTAAATATAGACCCATCCTCTAACTGAATTTTATGTTGAAAGTCTCCTACTGCATCAAAATTATTACCAGCATCTTGAGCCAGTAACTTTTCCATAGCAGAGTTAGCTTGATCTTTAATACTTATATTAATAGCATCACCTACTGGCCCACCAATTTTAGCAGCCACTTGTGCAATTCCAATAATAGACATACCACCAACCATAACCCTTCCAAACCAATTAGGACTCTCTGCATATTCTCCATCTGTAACGGCCTCGCCGTTTATTCTAAATTCTGGCATTACATAAACCTCGCTCTAAAATCAACAGCAGATCTAATCTCTTTCAATCTGTTATGTTGTATAGTTAATGATATCTTGTTTGCGTCACCGTCAACGTGATCATTTATATTTACTCTTACTCTTGCTTGTAAACCATTTTGAATTAATAAATTCATTATAGCTGCCTTCACTGTACCAGGGTCCACTAATGATGCGTTATTATAATCAGCATTCATATCAACATCAGATATAGTATTAAAACTATTCTGAGCTCGTAGCATTTGTTCACCCCAACCTAAACCAAAGTCATGAGCATTTAACGCTGCGTTGTTAATTGCTTTAAGCTTTATATCTTCAGTGCGCATATGAGGATCCATTGCTCTCATATCATATTGTTGTTTGTTAGTATTATTAAATTCACCAGCACTAGTCTTATCTATAAACGTTTGAGTATTAATAGCTGAGCCTGACTTCTGCCAATGCCCTTGTAACACATGAGCTAGTCTATCAGGTATAATTTTTAATATCTCTTGTTGTTTATCTTTATCAGTTTCATTTAACCAAGCTGATATATAAGGACGTTCTGAATCATATGCTGCTCTATAAATATTAGTATAGTCAGTAGATTCATTTTGAATTAAACTATGGAAGGTTGAGTTAGATGCGTTCTTAAACCTGTCCCATTCAGTTCCTTCTGATAGGTTAGCCATACGCTCATTCTTATTATATTCCATAGTATCAAAGTAATCATTAATCTGTCTTTCTTTTTCAATATGACTAGGTAACCAATTTCTACCACCCTTCATCATATTAGCTGCACCACTTGCTGCTCCAATTAAACCACCAACTAAAGCCATAGGGCTACCACCAATTAGATAACCTGTATCTATTGCTCCTGCTACTGCTCCTCTGAATGGATCATCTGCGCCTTGTATTCTATTTATTCTAGGTTGCATGAAACTACCAAATGGATCAGTCCAAGGTGTAAACTCCTTACCATATACTTGCATCTGTTTATAGTGCTCTAATGGGTCCTTAAACGCAAAGAACTTATTAGTTAAGAACGTATCAGTATTAGTGAAGTTCTCCCAGGCAGCACCAACTATTCTTTCAGCTACACTATACTCAGCAGCAGCTTTAATATTAAAGTTTAAGTTCTGTCTATTATATTCAACACTAGGAGACATAATTTTACCTTCAAATCTAGTAGCATATGTTTCGTGTGTTCTTAATGTCGCCTCTCTATGCTTAAGTGCCTTTCTATATTTAGCAACGTCAGCATCATCAGTCATACCATTCTTCATCTGTTGTTGTACAATAGACTTAGCTTCTTTAAATTGTTTAGAAGCTGGCGCCACGTCAGCAAGTATGTTCATTCTATCAACCCAAGAATAACTAAAACCTCTAGCCATACCTTGTTTACCTTGCGCTAATAATCCTGATGCTATCTTACGCGCTTGTTGGATCTTCTCTAAATCCTTGTTGTATTTAGAGTGGTTATAATCCATCTCAAATACTTTAAAGTTAGCAGGGTTGTCACGAGATACATATAATATAGATCCTTTCTTCATACCTGATTCATGTAAATAGAAGTTCAACTGAGATGTGTGATTGTTCTTAGGACCATCAAGCTTCTTAAGACCTTTCTCACTTATAGATTTTATCTCTAGTGCGCGTTTACCACCACCACCCATACCATCTCTAATGATACCATCTATGTGACCAGATATATTGTTCTTGGCATCGTAGAATAGATCCTCAGCAGAGATTAATATGTTCTCAGCTTTAAGCCAGTTCTGTATCTTCTCGTGGAACTCAGTACCTTCTTCTAAGATATCTTGTTGTTCTTTTAATATTGGAGACTTATGACCTGTAAAGTATGATACAATATCAGCAGTAGAGTTACCAAACATAGACGCACGTCCAGGTAACGTCATGTTAATATCATGAGTTCTTTCATATGCTGTACCAGGTAATCTTAATTCACCTTTAAGTATCTTCTCAAATGGGTCACCTGTCATGAATCTAGATGGAAGCCAGTTAGGAAGCATGTTAGGAATTGGATTAATACCAACTCTTCTATGGTCAGGCTTAGTTATGAAACGACGCATTGCCTCTGAGATAGTACCTAAACCACCTAAGTTCATATCGTTATATGATCTAGACATTGAAGCCATTCTACCAGCTGTCTCAACAGTAGGTTTAACTTCTGGTGTACCAGCTAATGCTGTACGTGCTGTATTAGTTGCGAATCCTACAAGACCAATACCACTTTCTAAATCAGCTAATGATCTATCAGCCATGTGTTGACCGTGATGTTTGTCCTTAGAGTAAACATAAGCACCCATAAAGTTAGATCTGTTGTGTCCCATTCTTGGGTTCATTGCACCAGCTGACTTCATGAATACTGATTGTTCATTCATAGCAGGGATAGGCATAGCTGTAACTTCACTATGCTCAGCTGAACCACCATATCCTCCACCGTAACCATCAAAGAATTCTGAATGCATCTTCTTCTTAGGTTTAAAGATTGGACCTAAGACTGCTGATAACATAGGACCGATACCTAATGGAGCTTCTTCTAAGAATCCACCTGTCTCACCATATGGTCTAGTATGGAAATGTTTACGTTCCATGTAATATGGATCCAATACATCACCGATATTAAAGTTAAGCACTGGAAGAGGTTCATGTATTAGCTTTCTAATCTCTGAACCATATAATGTATCTGACGCTTTCCATCTTGATTTAGCTTCAACATACCAGTTAGGTTTCCAACCTACAACTTTATTACCTTGCCATGGAGTTGTTCCTAATAACCAACCACGACCTTTAATCATTGCTACTTCTTCTTCACCTGTATATTCTTTTTGTAGTTGATCGTAAGTTTTAGTCATGTCAGGAGAGTAAGGTGCAAGCATTCTATTACCAACTGCACCACGAATCATTCCACCAACAACACCAAGTGGGCCTTGGCCCCATCTCATACCTGCACCAATAATTGCACCAGGAGCAGACGAGTTGAATCCAGGCATTAAACCATCTAGATATCTACCTACTCCAGCTATACCAGTTCCATTCAATACTCTTGAACTTAATAAGTGAGCACTCGCAGCTGTGTCAGCTAAGGCTCCAGTTATTCCAGCGTCTAATGATGTATCATCAAACATAGGTGCAGCAGCTAATGCAGCATCTATACCCTTATAAGCAGCTACGGTTCCAGCTAACTGTCCACCACGCTTACCTATGAAACGTAATGCGCCCTGCCAACCATCACCATACTTAAAGCTATCTCTTTGGAATCCAACTGTATCAGCAAGTAAGTTAGTTAAACGCATTGCTCCTACGTCAGCTACTCCATTAAACACAGCCCACTGTCTAGTCTCATCTGATTTATAACCAAACGCAGCAAATGAGGTGTGGTCTTTCGTCATCACTTTTGTTCTAGTTACATCTCTATCACCTAATAGCATTTGAACATCTGTTTGACTCTTGATTAATGAAGGAGATTTGATGTTATTATTCTTAACGTACTCAGTAAACTCAGCTATATCATTTAATCCATTAGCTTTGTTTTTCTTATATATCTTTTGTAGCGCCGCGTTCTCTACAGTACCGTTACCTTTAAATGCATCATCAATATATGCTGAATCAACCATACCATATAACTTCATAGCGCTAGCTTCTGAGTTACTCAATACACCTTGGTTTCTAAGGAATGTAGCATTAGTCATTAATGGGTTTATTTCTTCATCAGCTAAACCACTTGCTGCACTAAATATCTTAACACGTAGTGAATCAACAGCTGACATATCAGAGTAACGACCATTACGATCTCTAGTAATATGCTTCTTAGCAGAACGTGGGTCTTGAATAGTTAAGTTTATTAATGCTCTAGTCTCATCATTCTTTAATAGTGTAGTCCAGTCACTTGTCTCATTAGTTAGAACATCATTACGTAGGAAATCTTTTAAGGCATATTCATCCTGCATTGCTGCTTTCATACCTTTAGAGAACTTCTTACTTTGACGTCCCATTAAAGATAGTACCTCAGGACGTTTTACTATGTCTACTAATTCTGGCTCTATGTTATCTAGTAAGTTACGACCAAGTTGTCTATGTTGTTCTTTTGAGAATGGCGCATCGTGACCAGCAAACGTACCGAGGAAGTCATTATACATACTCTCATGTACACTTTTGAATCTACCATTGTTAGTCAATCCACCATTCATCATGCGTTCAATTGATTCTTGTTTCTGTCTTAAACCTACGTGGACCCAATCTAAGTTAGAAGCCATCTGTCCAAAGAAACCTTGTCCATGTCTATCAGCTTTTTTAGCGTCGTGTATAGCTTTCAAGTCCATCGTTGTTTTAGTTGGAACTGAGTTTCTAGTCTCAGCCATAAGATGTGACATTTCAGATTTTTGGAATTCGTTTGAACCTTTAACTGTTGGTGAACCATTTTTGATGATGTGACTAAATGTATCTAGCTCACTAATCTTATTACCTTCAATAGCAAAGAACTTATTATTAGAATAGTTTATAGATACACGGTGTTGAGACTCTACACCATAACCATCTTTAGCTAACACGTCTGATAACGTTCTACGTCCATCAGCAGTTCTAACTACTTTACCAAAGCCCTGATTATTAGATGTAAGAGAGAAAGCTTGGACGTCACGAGACGTTAGCATATCAGTCATACCAATAGCACCAGCAGATAGGTTCTTACCAATCATTGGAATCACATCAAACATCTTGAAGTTCATTTTACCTATACCAGATAGAGTACGCTTCATTACATTCATAGGATTCATGACGTTCATGTCTACATTGAATCTACCAGCTTTGAATACATCATCACCAACTCTAACCTGACCAAGCATCTGAGATATCTGAGCTTGTTTACCTTTAGCAAATTTATCAGAAAGACCTTGACCTAATTCAGTTAAGTAGTCAGTAGTCATAACGTCTTTCATTCTAGTTTGTTCTAGACCGAAGATCTGTTGCATGAAGCTGTTTGAGTTATTACTCTTATCTTTCAGCATTGACGTAAGACCAGCAAAGTTTTTAATCTGTTCTGAATCAGATAGTGCTTTCTCACTTGTACCAGCAATGCTTCTGCTTAGCATATTTATTTTTTGGAAACCTGTAGCAGATTCTGATACACGTTGTTTACGAGCTATTTGTTTTTCTTTAAAAGAGTTAGCTATTTGATCTTTAGCGCGCATCACTGAATCATTAAAGCTTGAGTTGTTATGTTTAGCTGGGCCTCCATGTGATGCACTGTTTGGTTTCTTTAGGAATGGTTGCTTCATAGCAACGTCCATCTTAGGACCCATAGTTTCTACTGTAGCTGTAGCAAAGTCTTTAGCTTTAGTAGCACCAGCTATTGCTTTATTAAGTAATCCTTTATTATTATTAGCTATGAAACTAGAAGCTGCATCTTTATATATAGCATTACCTCTACCATCAACTGCGCCTTTAACATTAAACCCAGATAGTTTATCTACATTTTCTAATATTGTATCAGTGAAACCTTTGTTCTTACTAAGGAAACCTCTAGCTGCACCACCTACTACTGAGCCAGCACCTTTAGCCATGCCACCAATGTTACCCATAGCAGCAAACATACCAGCGTTCTTAGCCATATACTTAGCGTAGTTTACACCGTGACCTACAATGTTAAGTGGATTAATGTCACCCTTAACACCCATGCTCTCCAGTTGTCCAGTAGCAGCATCATAACCATAACCTATTACAGAACCTTTTATTACGTGTTCAGTTATGTTACGTCCAGCTACAGCTTTGAATGTCTTTAAATCTTTAAAGGCTGATTTGAATCTATGTTTCTGTGCGTCTATTGTCTGTCTTGACTTCTGTAATCTAGTAATCTCTGCTTGACGTTGACCTATAATCTTAGCATTCATGCTTTGATTTCTATTAATAGACTTGTATGCTTTATCAATTCTAGACGATCTAGCTCTTAGTACATCACCACCAGTCTTAGCTCCTTCAAGCTTTTGATACATAGCAGTCTTCTTAGCTGAAAACCCACCTTGTCTTAATGCTTTGGTTGCTACTCTAGCTTGAGATGATGCGAATCTTTTACTTGCTGCACCTACAACTTTAGATACTACAGCGTGCGTGACCGCATAACCAGCCATAGCGACGATACCAGTTTTAATGCTTTGCATTGCTGACTGAGTTTCACCACCAGAGGATTGGTTTTGGGGATCGTAGTATGAATCACTACCACTGCTGTACGGATCATAATATGCCATTAGAATTTTTCCATTTCTTTCATCTTATCTTGTAGTGATTTCCCACTATCGTCTGATAAAAAGCCGTCCTCTCGTTTAATAGATGCTGATTGTGTATTAGTAAATATTTTCTTATTACTCATCTTTTCACACAGTGCAGCGAGTTCTATAATATCAAGATATGTTAAGTTTAATAGATATTCTATAGTAGTACTTGGTAAGATACTAATGATATGTTGTATGAGATTAAATATCATATCGTTGTCAATAGACGCTCTCATGTCATCAACGGTTAGTGCGAACAATGTTTCATCATTTATCTCAAGACTGGATGCTGTTATTATATCTCTACCTATCTCTTGTTGTAAAAAGAAATTAGGTTTACCTCCAGATATATAACCTAGCTCGAATGCTATTTCTGCTTTGTGAAATTGAGATACTATATTATCTAAAACTTTTAATTCAGTTATAGTTAAGCTTCTAAATATGATTTCAACTCCATCTTCATTCGTTGCTTTACATAGTTTTGTATTACGTGTTAAGTTCATATTTGACTCCAATGTTAAATACTTATTTATAGTATACTATAAACTATTTTTATAAATTCATTGACAAGACGATTATTATACATTATATTAAAGTACTCACAACGCGCGCCAGCGCTTATAGTTATATATAGAAAGATATATAGATATAGGTATATGTAAAGAAAGGAAGAGCATTACACTCTTCCTTATATTATTTAAAGTTATCTGTTGTTTATTACAGTTCTTCTGATTCGATTAACGTAAATCCTGATTGCTTCATTATTTCATCATAGAGCACAGTTGCAACACCGCCTCTAGTCTCAAAAAGATCGTCAGGAATAGTATTAAGTACGCAGAGTTTAACTGTTTCAACTTCTGGGTCACCAATTATACCTTCCATTTGTTTAGCCAATATATCCATATAGCTACCTCTTGATAAAGGTTTATAGATAATGTCTACTCCTGGTACTGGTGTTACTTTAAATATCTTTCCATGTTCTTGTTTCCAAGCATCAATTTGTTCTGTTGTAATTTCCATGCTAACCTCCTAATTATAATATGGTCGCACACTTAGTATAGCCTATTTATTATTATTGTAAAGATCGTAATAAGTTACCATATCTAATTTGATTAGTTGAGTTCAATTGACTGTTATCTAATTGTGATAATAATTGAGCAGCTTGTTCTCTATTAATATCAACTTCCTCATCTGAAAGTATCTGTTCTAATCTAGAGTATACTCTATTTGGAGTTTGAGTATAATTAGAAGTAGCTCCCGCAGAAGGATTATTAACATCTTGATATGCTAATTCAAATGCCGCTGTAGTAAAATCACCTTCAGATGTAGAATTAATAAATCCTTCAAACTGAGATAAGTTACCAGTTTGATATGCTACATCAATTGCTGCTTGCTGAACACTAAGAGGTAAATCAGTTAGCACTACACCTTTAGATTCAAACACTCTTACTACTTCAGGAACTGCTATGTCTTCAATATGTGATGCTGATAATGACTTAGCTTGTTCATTAGTTATTCTAATAGTAGCATCATACGATTTCCACCCTTCTAAAATACCTTGTGCTTCTTCTGTTGTAGTTGCGATCCCAGCTACAACTAATGACTCATCAGTTAATGAATCAATACGATTACCATACCCAATAGCTGGCGCGCCTTCATCATCATAAGGAATATAAAACTCTTGAGCTACATTTTCTTTAGGAGCAGTAAAATCTACAAACTTAGTCACATCAATATCGCGTTGATTAGGAATTACTCTATCAGCATCATTAGTAGTTAATGCTCTAGCGTCTATATCATACTTTTGTATTAGTACACTTTGTTTATGTAACTCTAATAACGCGTCAGCTTTACTATCTAGATTGCCAGCTGATATACCTACTGTATATAATGCGTCTTTTGATATCCCTCTAAACTCTTCTAGTTTAGATAACTCAATATATGATAATTCAACATATTGAGATACATCATTAAGTTCAACTTTAACAGGTGCAGTATATTGTTGAGTTATAATTGCTTGTTCTTTTTCAATAAGTGTAATCTCAGGCGCTATCACATCTGAACTAAGTTCATTGAGTGCTTTTAATTCTCTAGCATAAAACTCTTTAGTAGCTCCTTCACTATCCTCATATCCTGCTTTCAATCTAGCTATTCTATCAGCATCTTCAACTACTTCACTCTGAGCTCGCTCTTTAGTACTTGCTTCAACAGCAGCAGTTTCAATATCAGCAGTCACTGGATTACTAGTATCTACCTTAGTAGCTACCTCAGGAAATGTAGGGATTGATTCATCATTAGGATTCTTAGCACCTTTAGGATCTGTAGGTTTACCTTTAAAGAAGTCTTCACGTCTAACTAAGTCTACTATTTTATAAGGAGACGTAGTAGGTGATGTGACTTTAAAGTTAGCACCGAATTCAGTTTGACGTTCTAATATATAGTTTAATCCTTCAGTTGTTTGGTCTGGATTACTACTCTTTATCTCAGGAAGAAGATTACCATCACGACTCAAACCTGTTACAGTTACAGCTAACTCTGTAGCTCCTGCGATATCATCATATACATCTGAGTTCTCTAATAGGTATTCTCGTATTTCAGTTTCAAGCATAGTATTAACTTTAGCTACTGTTGAATTCATAATAGTAAAATTACCAACTTTAGCTGGCCCATATGCTTCCCACTTCCCATCAAGTTTAGCAGATTTTATATAAACAGTTAGAACTGCTTCGGTAGTATTCATAGCATCTCTAACATCTTCTAATGTAGCTAGATAGAATTCTTGATCAGTACCAATTTTAAATTTAACTGGATTAACTTTAAAGTTACGAGTGTTAATTGATTTGTTAATATCTCTGAAGAAGAAATTATATACTTCAGCAATAGGTTCACCAGTTGGACTTATCATTACAGACTGTCCAGTGAAGTGAATATCATTTAAAGCATACAATGTATGTTCAGCTCTTTTATCTGTCATGTCACCAAAGGTAATTAAGATATTAGTTACATCTTCATAGTTATTTCCTCTAGCGGATTTGATTCCTTGATTAGCTCCTTTGTTATTACTAATGTAATCAAACTCATCAGCTCTTAGGAGCCCATCAGTGCCCTGTCCTACTGTTGTAAGTGGTTTTCCATTAGTGTCACCCCAGATGACGTCTTCAAGTACCTCTGCTGCGTCTTCAAAGTCTTTGTTTCTTCTTCCATCCATACCCGTATCAAAATGAACATTGTTATTAATTGTTGACCTATCAGCTGCATCTCTTTCAACTCTAACATTAGCGTCGTTTAATTGGTCTAATACATTCTCAATAGTCTCACTCTTTCTAATTAACCCAGGATTAGTTTTACCAACTCTAGCAGAGTAGTCACTAGTAGAAGCAGATGCACTATTGCCAGCACGTTCTTGTATATTACGTTGAGCCTGACCAACACCTTTCTCTTGTTCCTGTAGATAAGAACGGATAACATTAAGATATCCAACTTCTTTAAATGCGACAACCATAGTACCTTCACCTAATACTGTACCCATAGCAACGGCGTCATAGTTCTGTGAAGCATAACCATAGATAGGCTCTTTAGTTTGTCTAACGTTATATTGTATAGTCACAACATCATCAACCCAGATATCTCCAATAAAGACTTTAGCTTGTGAACCAGAATAGTAATCATACTTATAAGTTTCGTAGTTATATCTATCACTGTATTCATTTGGAGCAGCTTGTTGTCCTCTTGCTTGTTGTACTAATTGTTGTTCTAATGCTATATTTGATTCTTCTAATTTCTTACCAGTATCTCTATACTTATCACGTTCATCCCGTCTAGCTTGACGTTCCTCTCTTCTTGAGTAAGATGGTCTTACTCCATCAGCGGTGTGGTCAGTTGTATTTGAACCTGCAGATTGAGCTTTAGCGGATTTACGAGCAGCTCCTTTTTTAGTATTAGCTTGTTGTCTTACGCCATTACTATCAATATAAGAATGTTTCCATGTGCCAGCTTCATCAGTATCATTATCAGTAGGGCCATCTCCATTATATTTATGCTTAGAGAAGGTATCTAAATACCCTTGAACTTCATCTTCGTATTGTTCATTGTTTTTTTTGATAGAACGCTCAGTAGATCTAGAGTAATCAACTCCTTCATTTAACGGAATATATTTGAAATTATCAGCCATTATACTACTCCTTATTTTTTAAATACTGCGTCAGCTGTATAGTTAGCTTCTTGTGATGAGTTCAAATCCCAAGTCATTTTAGTTTTTTCATATTTGATTATGTTGTTATTCATTCGAATTATATCATTAGTGATTCTATCAATCTTCTTTTGGATAAGATTGTACGCTGTTCTTGACGCATTAATATCTTGATTAATACGATTAGCAGTAGCAGTATCACGTTGACGTATATTTCTACCAGCACCAGATACATCTTTAAGTTGTAACTGAGCAGCAGCTAAATCATTTTCTAATCTTTGTCTGTATTTTAACATTGCATTATAATGTTCATCAAGGAGTTTACCTTGTGTCATTCTCTCATAAAGTAAACGTTGGAATGATCCTTGCTTTCCAGAAGAAACCATAGGGTCAATATCCTTAGCAATAAATTGCATTACGTTTTCAGAGTATATATCATTAATACTAAAGGTTCCACCTTCATCAACTATTTCAATTCCATAAATTCTAATGATAGAGTTAAAGCCATATTCATTACTGAACATTAGCATCATATCAAAAGGAGGAATTTCATCAGCTAGAGGTGAGCTAAATCTATGAGCATTCTCTAATTTCTTATTAAAGAATTCATATAATTTATATAATGGCGATTCATCAAATTGAACAAAGATAAGACTACCAGCGATAGTTCTTTGTCCTCTTGTATAGTTCTTAGCATATGTTCTACCTAGTGTTCTAACAGGAGCCTTGTCTCTATGGATAGAGTAAGACACAGTTTCAACGTTACCAAGTATAACAATATGTTCGTTGTACACAATAGATACAACGCAATCAGTTCCACTAAAAGAAGATTCAGCAGAACTATAAACTAATGATGATGGAGTTAAACCTAGATCCATTGTAGTATCTTGAGGACCAGATCGTAAGAAACTTAAACCTTCTCTATCTACTCCATTCTTGATCTTACTAACACTATCTAGTGCACTTTGTTGATACGTATTTAATGCCATATTTTAAACCTTCTATATTAATGATATGGGGCTCATACAAGCCCCATAACATATTAAAATGAACCATATTTTAATTTAAGAGCTTGGACCTCTTTGATCCTTAGCAGCCCACGCAGAACGTACAGCAGCTAAAGGACTATTAGCACCAACGACAGCTGGGTCGAAAGCTTTCAAGTCACCACCAAATAGTGGAGTCCAAGTTTGGATAGCTCTTGCTACGAAAGTCATTTGTGTTTCAGTTACAATATCATCAATTGAGATACCAGAACCTTCATTAATAAATTCCACACCAAGTAACGCCATTACTGACGTTGAGCCATATTCATTTTGGCCAGTTAAAGTAATAGTAAATGGAGGGATTTGGTCAGAATAGTTAGCTGCTACTTTTTTAGAAACACCTAGCGCTGATAAATCTCCTTCATAAGATTGATTACCTAATAGTTTTGAGCGTCCACCTGCAGGAATATCACTACCTTTTCTGTAGTAAGATAACTCTTGCTGAGTGCCAGCTAATTGTTCTTTAACGTCATATAATGCATGTCTATCAAAATTTGTAAAAATCATTGATCCAGCGTGACCACGTTTACCACGACCAAAAGCAACAGCATCTACATTTCCTAATGTATAAACTGGAGCTTTCTCTCGAGTTGTTGAGAAAGATATACCGTTAAGGTTACCTAGAACAACACCATTCAGAGTGGCAATTATGTCAGTACCAGCATGCGCATTATACGTTTGAGTTAAAGTGTCTTGAAAATTTGAATTACTCATAATTACACACCTTTATAGTTAAAGTGCTAGGGACGATCTGCCCCTAGCAAATTTATTTTAACCTAGCGCTACGTTGCGTCTAAGTTTAATTGTTGTTCTAATTTTCTTGATAGTGAAAACTGGAACAATCACGAGATCTATTTCGATAACACCAAGAACTTGTTGTTCTATTGTGCTAGCAATACTGAAGTTATATGCTTGGACACCAGCCATACCTTTTAGGATATTTGAGATATCTTGATCTAGCGCATTTCTAATTTCAATACTGTTTGGTCTTCCAATATAGTTGTCAGCTAGACGTTTAATTCTATCTGCAGCTTCTTTAGTGATTGAGAAGATTGACCAGTTAATAAAATCAGAACCAAGAGGAGCAGCTGTAACGTCATTAACGATAACAGGCGATCTTGTATCAGAAGTTTTTAAAGTAACATATCTGTTAGCATTAAGAGCTTCTAATTGTCCCATAGAAAATGGAAATCTAGTTGCATATACACCAGGAATACTTTTATTGATTGGAGAGATATCATAAGGTAATGAAGCGATTAAGCCAGCGTAAGCTGCTTGTCCATTAGCACTATAAGGTTGTCCTCTTCCAGTGTTTAAAAATACAGGTTCAAATGCTGCTACAGACATAAATTTATTCTGAACGTTATTCATAACATTAGCGCCTCTTGTAGGGTCGTCAATATCATATTCAGTTAAATTAGTAATCCAAGCATCCTTGTCACCAAGTGTATCGCCATCAATCTGAGTTGTACCAAGTACAGCGTGAGGTTGATATAGATTAATAGATTGTTCTTCTAGGAAGTCCTCTATATCTTGAGCATATGAGTTTGTCATATTTTCAAGTAGACCAGTAGTCTCACTGTAGTCTTCTTTAATCTCATCAATGTAAGCACCCATAGGTACCCAGATATCTCCTTCGAAGTTACGAAGATATTCGTAAGCTTTTCTAAATTCATCTTCACGTTCTTTAGTATCAATTTTAGCACCAGTAGTTCCACCATATAAAGACTGAGCTTTAGATGTAAGTGCAGGCCAGTTAGGCATATACTTATATTGGAATCTTACATGACTAATAGTATCATCAAGTAATACTCCACCACCTGGACCAGGCAATACGTATTGATCTGGGAAAGTTATCTCACCAGCAGATGCATCAGATAATGATACAGAAGTATCTATTTCATATTTAATTCTTGTTCCATAGTTAAACACCATTGGGAAAGGAGCTGACGAGTTAAGAATCATCTCTTGTCCTCTGATGAAGTAATGAGTTGGAGTAGTGCTTGCGATCGCTTCAAGTTGTGAAAGTGTTTCCACTTCACCAATAAAACTTTTAATTGTATTACCAGAAACTCTAATATACGATTGATCTTTAATATAACCAGAAGGATCAATTAGGTCAGTCACCATCAAATAATCCACTTAATGCAGCACTTTGAACGCCACTGACATCAATAGATAGATCAGTACCAATAGCAAAGGTTGCTTTATTATTTACTCTATCATACTCTGATATGTAAACACCAGACTCTGGATGATATGGAAGCTCAGTCCAAGTTCCCTCAGGAGCTATATCATTAGATACCCATATACGCACTGCGCCATATGGTCTAACGTCTTCACCATCTACATCTTTTTCTGTGATACCAAGACATCTTGCGTCTTCAAATAAACCACTTGCGATACCACCAGTACCAGCATAGTCTTCATAACCAATAACACCAGATAGATAGTCTCTAGTTTCACTAATGAAACCACTACTAGCTGGATCCATAGAAACGAATGGTGATTCAGTATCATCAAAAGGAAGATCAATACTAAAGTTAAATGTATTTAACTCATCATATCCTTTATAGTCAGTTGGAATTTCATCAGTAAGTGCAAAGTCTACAGTATAAATGTATTCAGATACAACGTTAACGCCAGATGGATTATACATCCACTTAGAATCACCACTATAATCTTTCATTGCTTGGATAGAATCCCATCTAGAAGTACCTTTACCATCAAGTGGTAGGAATTCTAGATTAGTTGTATTACCTTTAAAGTCTTGTTTAATCCATTCAGATATGCCGATACCTTCAACGTTAACAAGCTCAATTAAGTTATTGGTAACAGTTAGGTTTTTATATGATCCGTTAGAATCAACAGCATCTAGGGCATAAGGAAGATCAGGAGCAGTTGCAAGATATGCATCTGTACCTTCTACGATCACACCAGATTCCGCTAGGATTCTTTGAAGATCGAATCTTACATTAGTACTTGATTGGATAACACCAGGTGTAAGTCCACTAATAGCTAATTCAAAATCAGTAGTAAGCTCATCATATTCAGCATTCATTACTGAACTACAGTTTCTATCTAAATTAATAGCGTCAACGAGCTCTGCGATGTTATGTGCTTGAACAGAAGAGTTATATGGATTCTGTCTATCTACAGTAAAGTATGAATATAGTCCTGTCTTAGGATTATATATTGAAACATCACCTGCGTGATTTTTACCTGTGTCATATTGAACAGTGATCTGGTCATAAATTGGACCAGGAAATCTACCGTTTAATCTTAATGATGTGATATTAGTATCACTATCTTCTTCATCTATTTCAGTTGAATTAATTTCACTTAATTCTAATGTTGATGTCTTAGCATTACCTATACGTACACCTACAACGTTTTGATTATCACCTTGTGAGTTCCAGCACTCAAATATTCCTCGTACTAAATCACCTTGTGACTGTCTTCCCCACACAAATTCAGAATCTTGTGGAACGTCAACGATTACAGGTTCATAGAGAGGGCCATCTTCAGCCGTACCAATGATAACAACACGTCTATTTCGAGATGTAGGTGGGCTTGTTACAGCTAACCCAAAATCTTGTAAAATAGTTGAAGAGCTTGGAATTGCGTATTCTCTAGCCATTATTTACTCCTACGTTTTATTTATTAAAATGCCAACGATCAATTATTCTGTCATAATAGTTGGCTAATTCAGTGTTAATTGCAAATTCATTAGCAGTAGCTAATGTATCTATATCAACATCTATTCTAGTTATTGGCATAATAGTTTCATTATATATGTGTTCAGTTCTAACATAGTATAGTATAGAACGAAGATGATATCTGGTTTTCATTTGTATTAAGGTATCATCGCGCACACGTCTATTGAAATATAAATTATTAACACCAGCTTCTCTGAACATTCCTGTATACGGTAACATATACCTTCGTTGAAACCAGTCAGTTAATTCTTCTACTTCCCAATGTGAGCGAGCCCACATATTGTATTGTACTAAATTGTCCATAAATTGACCTTGGACCTTTATGTACTTGTATATTTTATCACCTTGTTCGATGAATTGATTGTCACTATGTGTTTCTAATATTGATTTATATTGCTTATCAAACACTAATACTAGCTCTCTTTGTCTTGGCTTAATTTCTTGTGTGCCTCTGAAAGGAGTACCACTTACAGTACCAGGTTCTTGTCTAACTATACTCCAAGTAATATGAGGCGCAGGTTTTAACTGGTCTTTAGCAGAAACATCATCATAATGATTATAATCATTAAAGTTCCTATCAAATAAATCATGGCGATAATGCGGCATTGATTTATATAATTCAGGTGTGATCATTGGAATAGTTTCCATATACTTTGGATTATCTTCAGATAGAAGATAGTCTGGAAAGTCAGGTGAAAATACTAAACCAGGATTAATCAAAGCAAGTGATTTAGTCATAAGCATATTCATTTCTAATATACTCTGAATGCTTCCAACACTTTTGCTAGGATTGTGATTTGTGTGATTATGTAATACATCATTAGTTTTAGAATCCATAACTACAAATTGTAAATCAGAAGATATACCTGCTGTGATTCCAGCGTATTTTAAAAAATCATCATTGATAACCATATTACCCCCTAGTAAGTTATGTTACTAAACTTAGCAACTGCTGCCATATATTGAACATTACCATTTTCTAATCTATATGGATAAGCCCTTTGTATATCATATTTCTCTTTAAGTATTATTTCAGTTGGTTTAGCTCTATGGTCACTATATTCTATTTCATATATCTGATCACCATCTTTAAGTGGAATAGTCCATTCAAAATAGTATGTGAATTTATGTTGAGTTATATCAGCAACTTTATTACCATCAATAGAGCCTCTTTTAAATGAAGCAGGAACTCGTCTAGATCTCACTACGTAATCAGTAAAAGGATGAGACGGTCCCATAATACCTTCTTTAGAATACTCGTTGAAATATTTAGATTTAGCAGACGTATCAAATATTCTAGCCACAACCCAATGTCCAAGAGGACGTTTAAGAACAGAACCATATAAGATTCTGTTCATTTCAATTCTAAGGTCAATACCATCAGCTTCGGAAACTAATCCAGAGTAATAACTATCCTGAATCTCTGCATCTGTTTGACTTGTTGTATCAATAAAGAAATCCATTAGAAGCTCCCTCTGGTAGGATATCTACTATTACCATTTCCAAACCATGGTCCATTAGCATTAGGAGTAGGTCTAACTATTCTATTATGTTCACCATCCATAACTGGATGTGGGAATCCTTTTGAGTAATCGTATTTACCACGAACACCATTATTGATACCAGCGCCAGTTCCACATAAAGTAGGACCATTACTAAGGATACCTTGTAAGCCCATGAAGCAATCATATAGGTCTTTCTTTGGACCATCATTAGAACTTGCAGAAGAAGCAGCTCCACCGTACTTAATAGTCATATCACCAAGTGTTTTAGTTTGGCCACCATCACTACCACCAATAACTCTTAATCTATCTAATAGATTTAATAAATCGTATGCTACTTTACATTCAACATAACGTCTAAGATTAGCAGGTACACCATCTGGAGTACAACCATAATAGTCATATCCTATTCTAGTAGAACCACAACCAGCACTCATGTTTATAAAGTCAACAGCTTCTTTAGATGTTCTATGGATATATCTATTAATAGTATCTACTGTAAACTTCTCAGCTTCTGGTCCAAGTAATAATATAATAGCAGTAGCGTTAGCAAACATAGGACAGTATTTACTAGTAAACCAAAATGATTCTTTAGCTGCCATATAAAGTGGCGTCTCACTTACTATGTGTTCATTAATTAATACAGTATATTCTGTGTTATATCTGAATGTTGTATTAGACCCATATATAGCAGGTAGTATATATACATTATTTGTATCAACTAAAAATCTATATTCAAAATCATTATACACATCAGGATAAGCATACTCATCTATAAACACATCAATAGATTTACCGTATGATTCTCTTCTATTAGTTATACCAGATATAGTAACACTATATCCAGAATTTAATACACCACTATTAGTTTTAACTAAAATAGTTTCGTTATCATAAATATCTGGATCGTAAGTAAATATAGTATCATAGCTTCCACTAGTATCAACATACTCATCATATCTTTCTTCGTAGGTACCACTTATCTCAGTATCATTAACATATACTATATAATCTTTAATAGTTTCACCAGGGTTTAATAACGTTGAATAGTCAAACACTAACTCATACAATTGCTCAGGTGCTTTATAAAATTCTAAATTTCCAGACATTATTTACTCCAATACATTTTTAGTAATAACAGATATGTAACTGTTATAATCAATGCCACTTGCTGGCATACTATCATTAAACTCTAATTTAATAAATCTTAATCTATCAAAAGGAATATCAGAATCTTTATTATTTGGATTTGTACTATTTAATATTAGATATTCGAGTTCAGTATCTGAGTCATCACTATCAGTATCTGTGTCTGTATCAGTGTCACCATCTAGAATAGCTTGTAGTCTTGCTGCTTCAGCCCAATCCTCTCTGATAATAGCTGCATCTAAATCTAATTGAAGTTGTTCCTCATACGTGGGATCCTGATTATCAATAACAGTAATCCCAGTAGAGAATGTAAATTTATATGTATCTTGTATAAAATTACCACTGATAGATGCAACACTATCAGGATATTTATTTACAAACACAGAATAACTAGTTTCAGGGTCAAGATATGTGTCTGGTGTAAATGTTAAAATTGTAGCAACTCCAGAAGGAGTACCTTTATTAGTGTAATCAAATCCTACAGTTCCACGAACTGTATTATATAAGTTATCAACTAATACAATATTATTATATTCAACCGTAGTTGTATCTATGACGTCATCTAAATAGATTTGAATAGGAACATTTCTATCAACGTCCTGTTCATTAATATTTGGAGTATGTCCTGTAACTAGTAATTCATACATATTAAAGTCCTTTATTCGTTATCAAATTCTTCTACAGTAATAGAAGACATACCAGGTCCTAACTCATTTAGCTTTGCTTTAATAGCATCTAATACAGAAGCTCTGGCTCTATCAATTTTATTATATCCACTAAGTTCATAGTCATATAAATCCATAAGATTAGTTCTTGCTGAAATAGGAGCACTCTTAATAAAGCTCATTAAGTCTTCATGAGTAGCATTATTCAACTTATTAAACATCTGTTTATTTTTACCAGTAAAGATAACATCACCATCAGTTCCATTATTAGAACCTTTCTTGAAAGCAAAGTTTTTCTTATTGATTTCACGTTCCTTTTCAACTGGTGGTTTCTCTGGGTCATAAGCTATTAGAATACCATTCTTAAAGGCAGTCATTATATTAGCTAATTTAGATTTCTCAACAGTAGCAGTTTCAAAGAAGCTTTTATCTTCTACTACTTTCTTACCATAAACTCCATGAGCTGAGCTTTCATTATTAGCATCATCTCTAGCAATGTCGTGAGTTTCACCATATCCTGTTTCCAGGTATTGCGCGTGTTCTTCATCAGAGATATATCCTCTACCAACAAACTGAGTAGTAGTATTGTATAATCGTATCTGTGAACAGTTAGCACCTAGTGTATCAAACCACATTGTGCCCTTATTTAATTTCAGATATTTTGGTAATTTTATATCGTTTGCATTTTTATTACTTGTTCTAGCCATATGAACCTCCTATATTAAGTTATACGGTTCAGTAATAGTATAGTATAAAACAAAAAAAGGAGACCTCCGTAAAGAAGTCTCCTCAATTTATATGTACATCAACCTAGGTTAGCTTATGAAAGCTGACCTGATGGAACAATGTCTCTGTCCTGTTCTTCAAGACTAACGTTGTTACCATTCTCAAAGTTGTAGTTTCTATCAGTAGAAATATTTCTAGCGACAGCGATTCCTTTACCCTGTTCAAGTAAAGCAAGTCCCCACATCTCTTTAAGTTTGATATTTTCAATATCACGTTCTGGATCTGTCCATCTATCCATTGTTACAGGCATAGATTGTCCAATAAGACCACAGTTACTAGAGTCTACCATTACGATAGTTGAACTAGAACCTTTAGTAGTTTCATTACCAGTTACTGAACCAGTTGATCTTGTACCATAATCAAAGTTCACATACTGAGTTACAAGAACTTCAAGTGGTGTTGGAAGATAAGATGGTGCGATGTTGAAAGTAGCTCCAAGTGGATTCAGAGTTTGAGTCCAAGCGTATGCTCCTTTAGTTACGTCACCAGCTGTTTTACCTTGTCCAGTAGCTTTAGTTCTAAGACCAAGTCCACCGTGTCCAGTTCCCCATCCTTCAGCAGAAGATCCATTAGGGTTTTTGTAAGAGTTAACTGTTGAACCAGCTAATACTACTTCACGCATTTCTGTATCACACATAAATGTTTTCCACGCTAGTGGGTGCATCATAAGTGTGTCAGGATTAAATCCTCTATGCATAAGATAAGTATATAGTTCAAAGATATCATTAACTGTCATTGATCCATTAGGGATACCAGCGATATTTCTACCAGTTGTAGCTCCAATGTATGAATTAGAAGGAGCCGCGTTATCAAACACGTCATATCCCATTTCATTAATCAATTTAGCAGCAGCACGCTCTTTGTGACGAGCAAGAGCTCTACCAGCAGCGCGTAGCCAAATACCAACTACATCAAACAAGTTTTCATTAAGAACTTCTTCAGTTAAAGAAATCTTTAAACCGTGCTTGTCAGTAGTAAGTGCTACCATATCTCCACCATCAAGATCCACGAATCTCTCAGGATATTCTCCACCTTGTCCTACACGTCCAGCTTCCATGGCACCGATAGCACCAATTTGAATTCTAGACCCTCTAGGAATGTTGATCTCTTGAAAGAGTTTATCAACGATGAAAAGGTTAGGTTCGATTGCTTCACGAACAATAGTTTCTACTGTTTGTGGAATGAATCTAGTTAAATCTTGTGTAGTGATTAAATCTTTAAGTTCGAAGAACTCAGAATCACCGTTTGCGTCTGTCATAAGACCGCGATTAGTAAATGCGTCATACACATTACTAAATAGAACACGGTCTTCTTGTTTTTTAAAGTCTCTAAGAGCGACTTCGTCTTTTATATACATTGTCTATCTCCTTAATTAAGATACAAGTAACTGTATTCTAGCAACACCATACTTACCACTTTTAACAAGGTTTAGAACCTCTTCAATAGTAACTGGGTTAGATCCGCCACCAGCAACAGCATTTTCACATGCTACTACGAATTCGAATAAAAAGCTAGGAAGTCCAGCAGTTTGAGTTCCAGGCATTCTAGAGCCAGGATATGTTTCAACATCTTCAAGTCCAGATTTAGGAAATCTAGTATCTAATGCTAATAGTTTACCAACTGTTTGAGTAGATTTAGGAGTGTTAACATTTCCAGCATTCTCAAGAATATAGTTACCAATGAAATCAGATTTCAAGAATGAACCAATATTAGTTGCGTCATCGTCAGTGTCAATAGCAAGGTAGCTAAAGATTTCAGATACATCTTTAAATGCGTCTCTATCTGCAACAACGTTAGTAGTAGCTTTAAACTCACTAGCATCACCATCTCTAACATATGGAACTTCAACGAACCAGTCAGTTAAGATATGTCCACCATCTGGCCACATTCTATAGTTTAAGTTTTTACCACGAATATCTTGATACCAGTCATGGAAAGCAACACCAATAGGTGCATTAGCTAGAATAGATACTGAACCAGAAGCAGCAATATCTACAGATGTAATAAAGGTTCCAGAAGCAGTCATAGTTCCAGCGTCGATATCTTTTTGAGTATAGAATAATTTACTATTAGCTCCACCATTCGCAGGTACAAGTAAGCTAGAAATATATTCATCATATCCAAAGTAAGACTCATCCTGTGAGTATGCTCCAACTAAACCAGTAATCTGGTCTACGTATCCAGATAGCACGCCGCTATCGTTAGGTCCTCTGATTCCACCATCTGGTGTTAAATCATAAGTAGTGATCGCACTAAGAATTCTACCCTTTGGAATAACAACGTAGTCCTCAGTAGTAATATCCTTCTGTGTTACAGGTAAATATTTATAAGCTGTAAAGTATTCAGCAGGGCGTATACCCTCAGATACTTCAAATCTAGCTCTTTGTGCAAGAGGAGATTCAGCATATTTATCTGGGCGATTTCTAGTAGGCACTTTATGTGTATTTTGAGCTGTAAATCCAAGCCCGAAATTATTAATAGCCATTTTAATCCTCCGTTATAATATTATGTTTAAAAAAGCGATCAATTTTACTAGTACCCTGACTATCGTCATTATCCAGTTTCTTCTCGCTAGTATTATCATCTGACTCAGTAGAGTCTGTTAATGTTTCATCTTCCACTCTTGGAATGCTATTAGCAGAATCACTTCTGTAATCATTCAGGGTATCTAATAAGCTATCAACTTTTCTAGAATCATATTTTTTAAATTCTTCATCTCTATTTTCATTTACATGTTTAAAGTCAAGAATATTTTGTACAAGAGACTTTTTATAATCTACGCTAAGCACAGCATTATTGTCAAGTAACTTGTTGATTTCATCTTCCTTACTATTTAGTATAGTACCTTGTTCAGTAATTTTATCAGATAAAGTCTTTTCTTCTGTTTTCATTGTAGTAATAGTATCGTCTAATTTAATAGATTCAGCAACAATAAAGTCAGCAAAAGCGATGATGTCATCTTTCTTACCTTTTCTGATTTCTTCAAAATCAGCAACTTCAAAAGTAACTACATTAGTTTCTTCGTTATCCTCAGTTGATGTCTCTTCCTGTTCAGCAGGTAGATCAGCATCTGGGTTAGCATCAAAGAAAGTAGTGATTGCAGTTTTCTCTTCATCAGAAAAATCTTCATCCATTCTAAATACTAGTAACTCTGAGTTGTCAGTTAATTCTTCATCTGTTGGTTCGATTTCAAAACGTTTGCCTTTTCTATATAATGCAGAAGTGATTTTCTGCTTAGTAGAATCGTCAAGTTCGGAATCTTTTAGAAGTGCTAAACCTGCTTTAACATGAGCTACGTCATGTGCAGGGAAAGATCTTCCTGGACCACAGAATACTGAATCAGCTAATTTAGTACGTTGTTCTGCACTAAGTTTTTGCTTTTTCATATCATCCTCCATAAAAAAGTCTGTTATTATATTTTCCTTATCTTCAAGGAATGTATCGTAAGCCATTGGGCCATCTCCTAAATCTATTGATACGATTCTAGAATATGAATCCGCTGGGCTGTTTACGAATGAGTTCTCTTTATAACTTATATTTTCAATAATCCAAAAAGCTTTCTTTCCATCATATAGGGCACCTTTTTCGTGCTCACATAATCCGTCAGTTGTTAAACTTTGATCACAGATTGAACATTTAATTTGAGTAGTTGAGCTTCCAACACTGCATGTATAGTATATACCATTTAATACTTTATTAATAGCTTCTTTATCAGTTATTCTAGAAGTTAGTTTAATGAAGTCTTTTGGCTCACCATCCATAGTAGCAGTATCTTCAATAGAGTAGTCTACAATACGACCAATAGCATCTTTGCTTTTATCGTGATGTAGTAGTTGTGGTTTACCATAAGGAGTTAACCAACTATCAGCACCGTTAGCAACAGCGTCCAAAGTATATAATACATTATTAGCATTAACGTAATTAAGATGGGTGGCGCTGATCTGGACATCTATAGAATCCAGTTGTTCAACTATTTTATCTAAATTTTTATTCTTCTTCTTCTTCGCCATCATTTAACTCCAAGTGTATATTTAAACTTAGTATCTCATCATATATTGAATTCATCATATAGTCATATTTTTCATCTGAATCTATTATTGATAATCTATTCAATCTATCATTTAATCTAAGCATAATAGTTTTATGAATATTCTCACTATCTACGCTGCTTAATTGTAGTATAGTACCTTTCAGATTATCAGACACTTTATTGATAAACGTCGATCTGTTAAGCTGAGATTTATAACTATTATTATTTAATAATGATTTCGCACTATTCTTAGCATATTCAATACTATCATTGATAGCATCCTTTTTAAATGTAGGTCTACTTAATTGCTTACCATGTTGGTTAGAGGGTTGACTTTTAGACTTCGTTGATTTCTCAGAAGACTTAGTCTTGCCTTTCTTAGCAGGAGCTTTAGTAGTTTTCTTAGCAGTAGATCCACCAGACGCAGGAGTCTTAGGAGCAGCCTTAGCAACTTTAATACTAACTTCACCTTGTTTCTCTAGTACAGGTATCTGAGCTTCAGCTTCAGCTTGAGCAAGAGGTATTTGTATTTGATTAAGATATAGATCAGCCATATCAGTTTTAGATTCCATTTCTAATCCAAGACGTGCTTCAGTTAGAGTAATAAGGTTACCTTGATACTTCTGCAATATATGAGTTTCCTTTTTAATAGTAGCTTCTAAATCAATCTCTTTGAATCTAACTTCATATTCAAATCTAGCTGGAGCAAATCCAGCATCTAATATAAGTTCTTTAACTAATTCAATTTCTAACTTATCAGATATAATCTGTTGATATGACTTAGTAATAGATTGCATAGATAGATAAGCAGCCTCAGCCGTATTTCTATTTGATGTATCTGACTCACCCATAACAGCAGCAGATAAACCTAATCCACTATATACTCTCTTTTTAAAATGGTCCACATACTTTATAATATCTATTGGGTCATTATTATTGGTTACTGTTTCAACAGTGTGAGTGTGAGGTACACACATAATACCATAAGTATTCATATGATTAATCTCAACAGCTACACTATCTACTTCACCAGGAGCAGCAGGATGGTTATCTGTACCAACTTTATATAGATATAAAGGCACAGCATATTGGAAGCCAAGTATCTCAGCTTCTTCTTCAAGTTTACGAAGAGCTCTTACGTCGTCTAGAATAGATATAATAGAAGAGCGTCCAGTTAATAGTCCAGGTATTTTATTGTATGTTAAATGTATAACATCATCAGCTTTAAATATTCTTTCATTACCAGCAATTGTTTGTTTGTAATATGTAACATGGTTGTTGTTATTTAATCCAATTTTCATAGTTGTAGCATCAGCGACAAAAAGTCCAACGATAGGTTGAACTGTTCTATTAAATAGTTTGTATGCTTTTCCATATTTAGACACGTTAGGTTTTCTAGACTTGATAACATAGGCGTTACCATAAGTAACTAACTGACGAGATATAGATGTCATTAATTCAGTATGTTTCTGATTAGTGAATAGTTCTACTTCTCTCATTCTATTATTAATATGGTCTTGTAGCTTAGTGTCAGGTACAACTATATCATATCCATTCTTATTGATTTGCTCTACGAATATATTAACAGATCTATTTAATAATCCATCTAATTGTACCGCGTTAGCTATTGTGCTTAAGTCGTATTCAGAATCAGCAAACTCAACATTATGTAACACCTTGTTATAATTAACATTCTTTACATATTTGGGTTTACTAAATTTAAGAGAAGGATCTTTAATTGTAGCATCAGAGATATCTCCACTCATGTTGTAATCTGAATTATCTGTAAAAGTATTTACTTTAAAAATATCTAAAAGTCCCATTATCCAATCCTACTGTTATTTAAAATAGTATTCAAAATACTAGTTATATCTTCTGGGCGCAATACTGCTCCACAAGAATTTGCTGTTCCACTTGTACCATCACCAGTATTTAATCCATTATCTGCAACTAAACCACTAGCTCTCTCACTGGACATACCCATGTACTTTTGTAGGAATGCTAATATCTCATCATCAATTGGAGCCTTTCCAGAATTTTGAGAGTTATCTTCATTACCTTTACCAGAACCAGAACCAGTATTACCATTGCTGTCGTTGTTATTTAGTATAGTATTATCATCAGCAAATATGTAATCATTAGTGTTACTCATATCAGATGTGCTATTAGGATTATTAAGAATCTCTTTAAGATAATTAAAATACACATTATCATTACTATCACTAGTTTCATCTATTTCTGGGTCGTTGCCTAAGAACACACAAAACTCCCAGCTCACAACTGCTTCTTTAATGTTCACTAATATCTTTCTAATTAAAGTTAAGAACTCTTTTAGTTTAACATTTTTAGATAATTCTTTACGTCTAGCTTTATTAAATTTATTAAATAGGTTTCCTAGAAACCCTTCAATTAACATCATTAATTTTTTAGTCATACCATAATCATGGATATACTTTTTAAGGATACTAATGAAGTCCATATAAGGAAGACACTCAGCCCAGCTATTAGTTCCAACTTGTTCATCTATCTTCTGAATAATTAAATCAATAGTTCCATCTCGTAATGTAAATAGCACTTCTTGTAATGCGATACATACGAATCCAACTACTGCCTCAGATATCTCTCTAATGAAATCTAATGAAGGCATAACTAAATCTTGTATATCAAAATCTATAAACATAAGTATAATATCGATCACTGCTATTGTACTATTAATAGTAGTACCAAATCTAGTCTCATCAACAACCAACTCAAAGTTATCTTCATTGATATACATACCATCAGCTATATTATTATTATCTTGTAGTTCATGAACCCAGTCATTATAATCTTCTAGTTGAGATTGTAAGCCTAGTTGTATTAGTATGTTTCTAATCAAACAACACATAGCAGCGTCATCTAAATAGAAGCTTCCCATTACACCAATCATATCTTTAGCCAGAGACTTCAATATTGGTTGGTCTATATTATAAGTTAAGTCACCTAGTAAGCCCATTAAGTCAGTTTGATTATCACCAACATAATTAGTTAAATCTTTAACTCCTTCAAAGTTAGCTTCGCCAATTTTATCAGTTAACGTTTCTACCTTTTTAAGGAATTCGAAATCCCGTTCTTGGTCACTACCTGCTACTTTTTGTTCAGCCATAGTTATTCCTTAGTTGAGTTTTTAGGTTCATCAACTTTATCAGTTGACTCATTTGGAACATAAGCAGACTTACCCATTGCTTCCATTTTGCCTTTCATAGTATGTATATCTATTTTTTCATTATTATATATAAACTTATGAATGCCATCAGGATGCTCTTCAGTCTTATCCTTCATATCCCTAGTATCATCATTATCAATCAGCATTCTACAAACAAACTTTTCGAACTCAACATGTTCTCTCATATCTCTAATAGTTTTATTCATCAATATACCAGCTGATACATATCCGTTATTATTTACTGTTTCCATATTCTATCCTTCGTTGTTTGATTTATTATTATGTCTAGCATCATTATATACTGCTAACATTACTGCTTGAGCTGCCTCTACACATTCAGGTGTAACTCCAACTGGGTCATCTTTCATATCTTTATAATTCTGACCAAATCTATTTA